GGTCAGTTTATACAAGGTGACTTTGATAATGCTACTGTAACTAGTAGAACACAATTTCAAACACAAACTACTAATGCGACTACAGGTATTTATGCAGTTCCTAACGGTACTTCTGGTGCAGCTTCATGGCAAGCAGCTAATAACTCATCTCTAACTAATGCCTCTAAGATTCTTATTGCAACCAACGGTACAACTGACGTTCAATTAGTTTCAGGTATTAACGGTGCAGGTACATATTTACCACTATCTTTCTATAATAACGGCTCCCAACAAGCTCAGTTACAAACAACAGGTACTTGGACTTATACTGCTACAACTCAATCAGGTACATCTAACTTATCTCAAGCTTCTGCTGGGTTTATGAACTTTGCTGCTAGATCAGTAGCTGGTAAATTAACACCAACATGGAGAGGTCCATCAGGTTTACCGTATTATGCTCAAGCTGGTATTGGTAATATGCAATGGCAAGAATTATATTCTCCAGGTAATACGACATCTAACTTATCTGTAATTCGTTGTAATGCTCCAACAACAACGGGTACTTTAACATCTCGTACTGTAGCTTCTACTAATACTTTAACTCGTGCTAGACGATTAGGATTTGTAAGCTCAGCAACAGCAGGTAACTTTGGATATGAATATGAACCAACTGTAGCTCAATTTACAGTAGGTGACGGTTCTGGTAACGGTGGATTCTATTTTGTAGCAAGATTTGGTATTTCAGATGCAGCTACTGTATCAGGTGCTCGTATGTTTATTGGATTAACCTCATCTATTGCAGCACCTACTAACGTTGAACCTAGTACTTTAACTAACGCGATTGGTATTGCACAATTATCAACAGATGCTACTCAGCTATATGTAGTTTATGGTGGTTCTACAGCTCAAACAGCAGTGGCCGTAGGTACTAACTTTCCTGCTACAGCAGCTTCATCAAACTGGTTCGAGTTTATTATGTATGCTCCAGGTAACTCACAAACTACTGTATATTGGCAAATTAATAACTTAACTACAGGTAATACTAACCAAGGTACTTTAACTGCAGCGGTAGCAGGTACTCAATTACCAGCAGCTTCGACTTTCTTAGCACAAAGAGCCTGGAGATGTAACAATGCTACTGCTCTTGCCGTTGGTTTAGATATTGGATCAATTTATATAGAAACTGATATATAGAAGGGTACCTAAATGTTTGGGTTAAATGTATTCTCACAAGCACCCTTTGGATCGTTAGCTCCACCTGGTCAGATATATGCACTAGCTATATTTGAAAATACAACTTTAAATGATGTTCCGGGTAACTATGTTTTATCTACTGCAATATCTTTAACAGATAATACTAAATTAAATGATTCAAGCACTCAATTATCAAATTATCTTAATAGTTTAACTGATAATACATCAACTAATGATGTGCCCGGTAATTTCATATTATCTACGGTAATAACAATAAGTGAGTTTTTATCAGCATTAGATATTAATTCTGTAGGGGATAATTACCTAGAAGCGTTTGTTGAAAACTTATATGTTGCAGATTTAAATACTACACAGACTAACTTCTTAAATAGCCCATTATCAGAAAACTTATCTCTTAATGATTTAAGTACTCAATTATCTAACTATTTAGAATCTCTTACTGAGAATGTAACTGACGCTGATACACCTAGTATATTATTTAATGCAGCTTCAGCAATAGTAGAGTTATTTACTTTATTAGATATAAATAATGTCGGTGATAATTACTTAGAAGCGTTTGTAGAGGCTTTATTTAATGCAGATTTGAATACTACACAGTCTAACTTCTTAAATACGCCTTTATCAGAAAACGTAAATTTACTAGATATTCCAGGTAATTTTAATATAACTACAGCTATATCTGTAACTGATAATACAGGGCTACAAGATATTAGTACCCAGCTATCAGCATTTTTAGAAGCAGTTTCTGAGGCAACAACAGTAAATGATCTAAGAACTATACTTGCTCAATTTACTCAAAGCCCTAATGAAAACTTTACAGTACTAGATTTAACTAATGTAGGCGATGCATTCCTAGATTATGTAATAGAAAATTTTGGTGTAAAAGATGTACTAGTTATAAATAATAATTCTTATTTTAGCCCTCAAGATGGACTTGTTGCTGCTGATACTCCTAGAATTAATGCACAATTTGCAGAATCAATAAAAGAACCGTTATATAGCTTAATTGCTTTTACAGTTACTCGTGGATGGCTAAAAATCAATGATAATCAAGTTGCTAATTGGGCGCCTATCAATGATGCTCAAACGGCGAATTGGACAGTTATTGCAGTAGTACAAAACCCGAATTGGACACCTATTGACGATAATCAACCAGGTATATGATATAATAAAACTAATTAAAAAGGATTAAAAATGGCATCAACCTATACCCCCAGTTTACGTATCAACTTAATGGCCACCGGAGACCAATCTGGTACATGGGGCGCAACTACAAATACTAACTTTCAATATATGCTTGAAGAGGGCATTTGCGGAGTTACAGCTGTTTCTTTAGCCGGACAAACTTCACCCTATTCTTTGACTACTTCTAATACGGGCGCAGACCAAGCTCGTAGCGCGGTACTTCAATTTACAGGTGGTATTGCTTCTAATTTTACTGTTTATAGCCCAGCAAATACAGGTTCAGGCCTAGTTCCTAAAGTATATATAGTAGCTAATAATACTACAGGCGGATACTCTATTACTATGCAGATTGCTGGTGGTTCTGGTACTGGAGTTACTATTCCTAATGGCCAAACATATATTGTTTATACAGACGGTACTAACTATTTTTATGCATCTAACTATAATTCTACTTTTGTAACAATTTCTGGTGGTGCTATTGATAATACTACTATCGGTGCTTTTACCCCAGCAGCTGGTAACTTCACTAATTTAACAGCTAATAATAACGTTGTTTTAGGTAATGCTACTACTGGAAGTTATACAGGTTCTATTTCAGGAACTACTTTAACTATTACTGTAGTTTTATCAGGTGCCAATCCATTAACAGTAGGAGATATAATTACAGGAGCAGGTATTACAACCGGAACGTATATATCAGCTTTTGTTAGTGGTTCGGGAGGTACAGGTACCTATACGGTATCTTCATCACAAACTGTTGCTTCTACTACTATAACAAATTACACAACTACAATAAATTTAGGTCAGGCATTATTTACACAACCTGTAATATTTACACAAGGTACTACTAATACCGGATTAACTAAGGCATCTGGTGGTATACAAGGCACTGCAGTCGTTGCAACTACTACAAATACAATAGCAGCTAGTTCATTAGGTGGATTTGTAGAATTAACAGGACTTGTAACTTATATAAGTACATTACCTAGCCCAGCTACTTATGCAGGTGCTAAATTAACTGTTTGGAATAATTCCTCAGCAGTTCAAACTCTTTCTACACCTTCTGGAGCTTTTTCTGGAAGTTTTGTATCTGGTAGCCCTACAACGTTTTCAGTAGCTATACAACAATCAGTTGACTTAATTTCCGATGGAACTAACTGGGCAGTATTAATAGGATCAGCATCTAATAATATTGTTAATCCTGGTGGTTGGTCAGTAACTCCTTCGGGAACAAAAATATATTTTAACTATAATGGTACTAACGTAGCTAGCTTAGATTCAACAGGTAACTTAATAGTTAAAGCTGCTGTAACTTCATTTGGTACTCCATAATGGCAACTACTGTATTAGGAAATGGTACAATAACATTTGGTGATGGCACATCATTATCAAGTAACGTAATTCCATGGTCTACAAATGTAGCAAATCACCCTACAAAATTAAGTCAGTATACAAATAATCTAGGTAATTATGGAGGATGGTTATTACCAAGTCAATTTAGTGGCTCTGCAACATTAGGTAATACTATTAGTACAGTTGAATTTGCTATGACTTGGAATGGAACTACAGTAGGGCTACAAGCTATTAATTGTTATTGTAACTGTAATTGCTAAAGGTAAAATAAATGGCAACAAGTCAAATTTCTACAGTATTAACATTTGGTGATGGTACTTCAATACCCTCTGCTAATATCCCTTATGCTAATATTAGTAATGCACCTACAAAATTAAGTCAATTTACCAATGATTTAGGTAATTATGGTGGGTTTTTGGTATTAGCAAATATAGATCAAACTCAAAATGGCGGTGCTTGGGAAGGGGGAGCATGCGGATTACACTTTCAAGTAGTTGGTAGTACTGTATCTGTAATTGTTGATAACTGTAATTGTGCATGTAACTGTTAAGGATAATTAATGTCAGTACAATTAGGAAATGGTATTATAACGTTTGCAGATGGAACTACTTTAAATAGTGCTAATATCCCCTATGCAAATTTTACCAGTGCGCCAACTCAGCTTAGTCAATTTACTAATGACTTAGGTAATTATGGTTCATTTTTATCTATAGCTAATGTTAGCTATGGTGTAACCTATGGGGGTGGTTTTTCTGGATCTTCAGGTGCTAGATGGTATTGGGGTTTAGGATGGAATGGATCAAAAATAACTTTAGTTAATAGTAATTGTAACTGTAACTGTAATTGTTAAGGAGAATTAAATGGAATTTTTAGCGTTATCGACAAATAGAAAAATATTAGAGAATGTTATTACGATTAATGATGATTTGTTGTCATTAAAAATTGTTGATAATACTGCTCCAGATATCCCACAAGTAACACTTACTGGAAGTTTTAATTTATCAGAATTACTTGCAAATAATTCTCAAGATCATGGATGCATTGCACTTATCCCTCAAGGAATGAATACAGATTCTAAATTTCTTGCTATAGAAACAACTCAACTATCACTACCTTCTAAAACAGGTGTTAATTTAAGTTTAAACACGCCTGATACATTACCTGGTAAACAACATGCGGGATCTCCATTTTCAGTTATAAATAAATTATATGGTACTTATGCATTTTTATATATCTTAACTCCTTATAAAGGATGTTCTAAAGAAGATGTTATTTTTATCTATCGAGATACTGATAATGCAGAAATTACTATAGATAATCAAAAAATAGAAGGTGAGAAAATTAATTCTCTTAAAGCCTTTTTAGATACATGGTTACCAATTACTATTGAGGGGCCTGATACTATTGCTGCTGGCGTAAAACAAGTTTATACAGTAACTGCTCCAGCAAAAGCAATTGTCGAGTTATCTGCAGATATTGGTGTTATTAATAGAAGCCGTATTTTAAATGGTGGTAACTTTGTATTAAATACAGAAAGTTTAAATGCAGGAGAAGTAATAACCATTAAATCAGGTTATAAATACTGGGCTGGAGTATCTACAAAGACTATTACTCTATCATAATGGAAAATATAATTTCAATTTGGCCTACTAATTTTATATTTGAACAAAAAGCTTCTGAAGCTACCCCAGAGTTTTTAAAAGAAATAATTGCTATTGGCGAAGAATATGAAGCTATGCATCCTGAAGCTCATGTACCTGTTGCTATGCGTAAGTCTAATATAGAGACTACATATAATTTATTATCTGATGAAAGACCAGCGGCACAAATATTTAAAAAGATGATTAAAGACCGTATGACTAGTTTAGCTATAGTTGAAGGTTTTTATAATCCAGATAAAGTTGTATTTGAAGGAAGTACTAGTTTACGTAAGTTTGCACCGGGTGAATATGCTAAACCGCATAATCATAGAAGTGTAGATTATGTTGCAGTATTATGGGTAGATTTAGAAGTTACTGACCATGCTAATAATCCCACACATCAAAAATTAGCTGGAAACAGATTACATATGATTGACCCTATTGCTGCAAGAAGTAGATTATTAAATCATAAAATGTGCTGGCCAGTAAGTCCTGTTCCGGGTACTTTTGTTATACATCCAGCTTCTGTATATCATACTTCTGAAATGAATATAGGCAATAAGGATACTATAGCTCTTGTTACTAATATTAAAGTGGCAGAAACTGTTAGAAACTACGTGAAACTATAATGGCAAAATTTAGAATATCAGCTATTAAACCAATTACTAATGAAACTGTAGTATTTTGGTACGATAATATGTCTTCTATGGTTTTTAATGAAGATGGAAGTATTATAGAAGTTAAAGGAGAAGGTAAAGAATACAAACCTTTCCCTGTCAATACAAGTAAAAATAATCCGGCAGGCAAAACAAAGGATATTAAAACTTTAAAGATCCAATTAGGTTTATCTTGCAATTATGAGTGTACTTATTGTAATCAAAGATTTGTGCCACATGCTGATGAAACAACTAAAGATGACGTTACTCCTTTTTTAGAAACATTACCAACATGGATGAACGGTGATGGAACAGATTTAAAAGTAGAGTTTTGGGGGGGTGAACCTTTTGTATATTGGAAAACATTAAAACCTTTAGCCGAAGGTATTAGAAAAAAATATCCCGATGCTCAATTTACTATTGTAACTAATGGTACTTTACTTGATTTAGAAAAAAATCAATGGCTAGATGAATTGAAGTTTAATGTCGGTGTATCTCATGATGGACCGGGTTATCATGTAAGAGGTTTAGACCCATTTGATAACCCAAATCAATTAAACATGATTATGGATTTATGGAATAGACTTGGTACTAAAGGACGTATGAGTTTTAATGCCATGATACATAAAGATAACCCAAGTCGTGCTGCAGTTAGTAAATGGTTTAAAGATAAATTAGGATTTGATGTACCTATAGGAGAAGGTGGATTTATTGATCCCTATGATGAAGGCGGTAAAGCTGTCTGTATGTCAGACCAAAGTAATCATCTAGAATTTAGAAATAATGCCTTTAATGAAATTAGAAAAGGTGAAGTTAAAAATTTTGATATTATTACTACTAAAACAAAAAACTTTATTAATTCTATAGTAAATAGAAGACCAGCATCAGCATTAGGACAAAAGTGTGGTATGGATGACCCTAGTAAAATAGCAGTAGATTTAAAAGGTAATGTACTGACTTGTCAAAATACATCTATCGTAGCTACAAGTTTTAATGGAGAAAGTCATCATATTGGACATGTATCGGACTTTGAAAATATTAAATTAAAAACTAGCACTCATTGGAGTAATCGTAAAGAATGTCCAAATTGCCCTGTATTACAAATATGTCAGGGATCATGTATGTTCCTAGATGGTGATATGTGGAGTTTAGCTTGCGATAATGCCTATTCAGATAATATACCTTTCTTTATGGCTGGCTGGGAGATATTAACAGGAACTATTCCTTTCTATATAGATGGACCACAAGCTGAAAACAGAAAAGATATTATTGGTGCTGTAAATGGTATACCTAAAACTAAAAAAACAATACCTATTCATGCAATCTAAACTTGTATTTTTATTACTATGTTTATTTAGTTCTTGCTATGCAGGAGATTTACCTGACCCTAAAAATACACCAGGTTCTACTAGGTCTGTAACTACGCAAGAAGTATGTACAACTAAAACTGACACGGTTAGAAATGTACCTGACTCAGAAAAGAACCTAGTATTTCATACTTATGGACTAAGTGGTAACGATAGATCAGTGTGTAAAGAAGGTTATGAAATAGATCATTTAATTAGTTTAGAACTTGGTGGAGATAATTCACCAGCTAATTTATGGCCCCAAAGTTACTGCGGTAACCCTTATAATGCACATGTTAAAGATAAGTTAGAAAACGAGTTACACCGAAGAGTATGCAAAAATGAAATGACTTTAAAAGCAGCTCAAGATTGTATTAGCAGTAATTGGACTTTATGTTATACCCAAACTTTTAAATAGGAGAAATATATGAAACAAAAACTTAATGAATTAAAAGATTTTTTAATCGTAGTATTATTATTTGTATTTAGAGTTTTAGTTAGATGGTCAGAAGCTTTGCTTGATGAAGCTCATACCGTTGTATATGCATTAGATGTTGTAGTTAATAATGAGCTAGTAAAAGAAGAAGCAGTTGTTAAGGCAGATCAAACTTCAACACCACCTACTGCCTGAATCCTAATAGGAGTTATTTCATTGGGATTATTTAGTTTTAACTGGCTATTAAGCGTTTTACCTACATGGCTACCATTATTAGTTATGGCTGTAGGGATTGCGTTATTTATATTTGAATGTGTTGTTGGCTTTTTTAGTACTACTGCGGAAGGGCCTAGGTTTATATTAAAGTGTTTTGCATTAGCTGTATTTGCCTATGGTGCATATCTTAAAGGTAGACAAGATACATTATTAGAATATAAAAAAGAAATAAATAAAATTAAAGTAACTCAAGCTGCAACTACATCTAGGATTAAAGTAACATATGATAAACAAATTAAAACAATTAGAGCTAAAAATGAAGCCCTTAAAAGTCAAATTAATACTAAAGATAATGCTAATTGCGAGCTTCCTGAATCTTTTATCAGGTTGCACAACGACGCAGCTAAGGACTGATTTTCCTACTCCACCGGGGGAATTGATGTTATTACCTTCAAAGCTGCAAACGATACCTAATAAAGCATCTTTAGATAAGGCAGAACAAACAATAGTAGACAATTACACTGCATATCATGAGGTTTCACAGCAATTAATTGATCTAGAAAATTGGATAAAAGAACAAAGTAAGATAAAATGATTACAATTCTAAAACACTTAGTAACAGGCAAAGACAATACTACCCATGATATAGCGCGGTGGTCTTGGTTGGTTACTACATTAGTAGTAATTTCTGGGGCTATATATGATGCTTATATTGGTAATATGTTTAATATTAAGGATTTTGCTCAGTCTATTGGGGTAATAGCTGGTGCGCATGGTGCTGCAGTGTTAATGAAGAAAGATACAGAACCTTATAATGAAGGCAAGTGAAAATGCTATTGAAATTATCAAACGATTTGAAGGATGTATGTATCACCCTTATCGTGATGCTGTTGGTTTGTGGACTGTGGGTTATGGCCATCTTATTGGGGATGGTAAGTCATTGCCTGCAGGATTTAATAGAACTTTTGAACAAGCTGAAATAGATGCTTTACTTCTTGAGGACATTGCTAGGTTTGAACGAGAACTCAATATGTGTCTTGTTGTGCCTATTACCCAAAATCAGTTTGATGCTTGTATTAGCTGGGCTTTTAATTTGGGCATACCAGAGTTCAAAAAATATATAGCACCTATGATTAATGGGGATGATGATCCCGAAGAAGTAGCACAAGAAATGGTTAAGTTCCATTTTGCAGGAAAAAATAGTTTAAACGGACTTGTTGAAAGACGTCAAGAAGAAGCACAACTTTATTTAAAAGACTAATATGCCATTAAGTAAACTTAAATTAACAGCCGGTATTAACCGAGATGAAACTAGCTTAGCTGCTAAAGGTAGCTACTATGATGGTCAGTTAATTCGCTTTAGAAATGGATATCCTGAAAAGTTTGGAGGATGGACTGTAGCAAATACTATTTCTCCATACCAAGGCACTGCGCGAACTTTATATACTTATACTACATCTGATGGTAACTTATTAGCTACTATTGGAACTCAATCTAAAATATATGTATTTGCAGGTACAACGTTATACGATATAACACCTATTCGTGCCACATTTACTCATTCAACTTCACCTTCAACAGATAATATATTTACCATCACTGCAAATTCTAATGTAGTTACAGTTACTATGTTAGGCAATGGGGCAATTAATGGCGACTATGTTAAATTTAGTGGCGTTACTGGAACTGTAGGTGGCGTTAACTTAGCTACTTATCTTAATGGTATTTCTTTCTTAATATCCAACGTTAATGCAAGTACTGGTACTTTTACGATAACTATGACCCCACCCACTGCACCAACAGCAGGTGCTACGAATGTAGGTGGTACAGCGATTACTGCAGTGTTTCAAATTAATAGCGGTAACTCTTTAGTTACACAAGGTTATGGTTGGGGCACAAGTACTTGGGGTCGCAGTACATGGGGATCAGGTTCTACTACTGCTGTATATGATCCAGCACGATTTGTATTTATGCAAAACTTTGGTAATGATTTAATATTTAATACTACATGGGATCCTGTAGCTCAAACCGGCGGTATTATATATTACTGGACTTATAACAATTCATTCTCTAATGTGGGTGTACCTTTAAATACAACATCTGGTGCAGTGGCAGTTCCTCAAGAAGTAACAAAAATACTTTTTAGTTCAACAACTGGTTTCTTAATAGCATTTGGTTGTACCGCATATAACGCAGCGGGAACTGGACCTGATTATTTAGGAACTTATAACCCACTACTTATTCGCTGGTCTAATGTTGACCCTGTATACGGACCACAACCTGGTGTATGGCAACCTACTGCAACGAACTTATCTGGTGATTTACAAGTTCAAGCGGGTTCTAAGATTATTACTGCAATTAATACTAAACAAGAAATTTTAGTATTTACCAATATATCACTAAATTCTATGCAATTTTTAGGTAACCAACTTGTATTTGGTATATCTGAGCTATCACATAATATTTCTATCATGGGTCCTAATGCAGTAGTAGGTATCAATAATATAGTTTATTGGATGGGTCGAGATAGATTCTATATGTATAACGGTGTTGTTAATACGTTACCTTGTACAATAAGAAAGTATATCTTTGATACTAACGTATCTACTAGTGTTAACTATAATCAATCTTCAATTATATTTGCTGGGGTTAATAATAAGTTTAACGAAATTATTTGGTTCTATTCATCTCAAGCATCTACATCTCAAGAGATTGATACCTATGTTGTTTATAACTTCCAAGACCAGATTTGGTACTATGGTAATTTATCTAGAACCGCTTGGGTAGATGCCGGAGATTATCCAGTACCATTAGGTTTAAGTTCAGGTTATATTAATCAACATGAAGTTGGTACAGATAACGGACAGCCAGCTAATTTACCTCCATTACCGATTAATTCATATATTACTACAGGCGATATTGATATTCAGGATGGAGATAGATTTGCATTATTAAGACGCGTTGTGCCTGATATTGATTTTACAAATTCTGATAATAGTATTGATAATGGAGATGGCACTAACACTCCTGTTACACCAGAAGTAACTTTAACTGTAGGGGTTCGTAATTTCCCGGGTGATGCTATTAATAATACCAACTCAGAGGGTCAAACAACTACGGCTAACATACTTACTTCAGCTTCAGCAACAATTAACCCTTATACAGAACAAGTATTTATACGTGCACGCGGACGTCAAATGATATTTACCTTAGGTTCTAATACTTTAGGTACTCAATGGCAGATGGGCGATATGCGTATAGATACTAGAACAGACGGAACAAGAGCATAATATGGCATTAAATGTACCTATAATAAGCACGCCTATAACTACTACTAAAGCTCCAGCTTTACCGTTAGCCGGACAAAATTACGATCAAGCATATCAGAATCAAAATATTAATGCATTTCGTATTTATTTTAATCAGGTAGATAGCTTTAATATAGATACTATTCAAACAACGGGTAGTCTTAATACTTTAGCTTGGTTATCAGGAGGATTTTAAATGTCAAATTATCAAAGTATTGTAGGTAATCAATTAGCTGAAGCAGCTTTAACAACATCAGTTGTAACACTTTATACAGTACCAATTAATACTAGAACCTATATAAAAGATATCCATGTTAATAATACAACTGCTGGAGCTTTAACTTTTACTTTATATTTAGTACCTAGTGCTGGTTCGCCATCTACTTCTAATGCCCTATTTTATACTTTTTCTGTACCCGCTAGCTCTATATACCATTGGACTGGAACGCAGATTATACCTGCAAGTAGCACAATTCGAGCAACTGCCAGTGCGGCAGGACTTACGATGTTCATATCTGGTGGTGAAGCTACATAACATATGATATTATTACATTATTCAATTAGGGACTTAACATGATTCACACCGCTGCTAAAGGATTAGCCTCTTTAGGTCGCCATGGCGATACTATGCTTATGCACGTCAGCCCTGAAGAAGTAGCTGGATTACAGGCTATTGCTAAGGCACACGGTACTTCTTTAACTGTAAATCCTCATACAGGCATGCCGGAAGCATTTAGCTTTATGGGTCTTCTTAAAGGTTTATTACCAACGATAGCTGGATTTGCTTTAGGACCCGGTGGTTTTGGTTTATTTGATTCTGCATTAGGTGCAGGTCTTGCCGTAGGTGGTGCAGGTGCATTAGCTAGTGGAAATGTAGTAAAAGGCTTAGAAATGGGTCTTGGTGCTTATGGTGGTGCTAATTTAGGTTCGGCATTAAATAATGCTGGTTTATCCGCCCCTGGTGGCACTCCTCCAGTAGAACCTACTCCTCCTACAGGCCCTTCAGCTGCAACAGTAGGTAATGGTAATATTGGTATGGCTACTCAATTCCCTGGTCAAGTAAGTGGTGTTCCAGGTGCAGCTACTTCTGATATGGGCTTGTCTAATGTTCCTATAGAAGGTGGTCAAGCAGGTATGGCTAATTCATTCCCATCTAATATGGGAGGTACAGGTCCAGTTAATCCAGCAACAGTTAATCCAGCAACAGTTAATACAACAGCATCTCCAACAGGTAATGCATGGCAAGGAATTAAAAACCTAGCTAACTCAAATACACCCATAAAAGATTTACAACAAGCATTCGGTAACGTTAAAGCGGGTGTAGAATCAGGTGCAAAACCTGTTAGTTTAGGATCAGCAGCTATGTCTACTTTATCTCCATTTGCTGGTGGTATTGTAGGTTCAGGTTTATTAGATAAGTCAGTAGACCCACATGCAGGTCAAGTATATGAACAAGTAGGTACGAATGCAGACGGCTCACAAAAAATGGGTTGGGACTCACCTCAAGCATTTAATCCTTATAGACATTTAAATCTATTAACACCAGATCCAAATCCTTTAGTATTACCTCCTACTTCAGCAACAATGACGGATCCATATAAATTTCAAACAACTCCAGCAGCTACCCCTATGCCATTTGCACAAGGTGGTATAATTCCTGCAAAAGGTATCGCTGGGTTAAGTCATGGTGGTAATCCTGGTGGTTACTTAGATGGACCTGGTGATGGTATGAGTGATTCTATTCATGCAACAATCAGTGATAAACAACCAGCAAGATTAGCAGACGGTGAATTTGTTATGCCAGCAGATGTAGTAAGTCATATTGGTAATGGCTCATCAAAAGCAGGTGCACAAAAACTATATAGTATGATGGACCGTATTAGAAAAGCAAGAACAGGAACAACTAAACAAGGTAGACAAATTAATCCCCACAAGTTTATGCCTGCATGAAAACATTAAAAACAGTAGACGCTAAATATATTAATCAGCTTTGGGACGTACTAGGTCCTTTTTATGAAAGATCAGCAGCTACCGGTAATGGTGACTGTACCGCAGATCAATTAAGACTTGGTTTAGTAAATGGTTGGCAGACAGTATTTATTGTAGAAGATGCTGACGGTACTATTGTTGGTTCATTTGCAGTAGAGTTAGTTAATACCCCAAATCATAGAGTAGCACATACTACAGCCATGGGTGGTAAAGGTCTATTTGATAGAAATATTATAGATGAGTATGAAACCTGGGCACGTATGCAAGGATGTACAAAAATTAGAGCTTGGGCTAAAGATGGACAAGCAAGATTATATAGAATGAAATTAGGATTACAAATTACTACAAATGTAGTAGAAAAATTATTATAAGGTGATGTATGTTTAAATTTAATTTATTTACTTTGGTTAGCGATTTAGTTAACTTCTTTACTTTCCACATGGACAGTGGCGGTGGCGGTGCAACTACATCTACAAACTATACTACTAATACTAATTTACCTGCATATGCACAACCTTACTATGAACAATTAATGCAGTCAGTAGGGCAATCTGTATATACAACAGATGCTCAAGGTAATGTTACAGGTGTTCAAGCATACAGTCCTTATACAAGTACTACTGCGTTAGATAATGGTCAAGGCGGTACAACTAATTCTACAGCAGGTCAACTTGTTGCTAATCTTAATCCTACACAAACTAACGCAATCAATGCAGCGGGTAACCTAACACTACCTAGTCAATACGCAGCTGCTACTACAGGTCTTATGAATGCTGGTAACTTAGGCATGAATGCGGCTCAAACTGGATTTAACCAAGCCTTAGGATATAACCCATCCCAAATTACTAATCAAAATGTATACTCTGGTAACTTAGCTGATACTGCTTCGCAGTTTATGAACCCCTATGTTCAACAAGCTTTAATGCCACAAATCCAGTTACAACAACAATTATATGGTGAACAAAACGCAGGTAATGCAGCACAAGGTATAGGACAAGGTGTATTTAGTGGTTCTAGAGAAGCTTTAATGCAAGCTCAAAATCAACAGAATCAAAATATGAACCTAGCTAACGTTTATGGACAAGGTATGAACCAAGCCTATAACAATGCTATGCAAACTGCTGGTCAACAAAACGCACAAAATATTCAAGCACAAACAGCTAATCAACAAGCAAACCTAACGGCTCAACAAGCCACACAACAAGGTCAACAATATGCCGCTAACTTAGGTCTACAAATGGGTCAAGCTGGACTAGGTGCTGCTAATCAAGCATCGGCTGGACTCGGTACACTTGGTACACAACAAGCTGCTACTAATTTAAGTAATATACAAGCACAAACTGCAGCGGGTAATCAGCTACAACAACAGCAACAAAATCAAATTAATAACGCGTACCAACAGTACATGAACCAAGTAAATTACCCTAAACAACAGTTACAATATTTAAGTGGTATTATGCAAGGTCAAGCTGGTGCGCTAGGTTCAAGCCAAGTTCAATACTTACCAGCACCAACTGCAACACAACAAATGGCTAGCTTAGGCTTAGCTGGTATTGGTCTTTCTAAAGCATTAGGTTCATAAGGATAAATTATGTCATTAAGTAGCGCAGGCGCATCAGCATACCCAGTTAAAGAGTTAATGGCACTGAGAGATATGCCTATTGACCAATTAAAACAAATTGCATCAGACCCTTCAAATCCATTAAGTACATTTGCTATTGCAGGTATACTAAGAAAACAAAATGATGCACAACTACAACAAACTGCTGGTATTGGTAGTAAACCTACAGTAGCTAATCAAGTGCTACAACAAGTAGGTGGACCTGGTCTTCCTAACTTACAAAACCCAGCTTTAAATGCACCTCCTCCACAAGCTCAACCACAAACGCAAGCTCCGCAAACTTTAGCTGAAGGTGGTGTAGCAGGTCTTCCAGTAGAAGACGATATGTATAACTTTGCAGGTGGTGGTATCGTAGCATTCGCTGGTAAAGATGGTTCATATGTATTAGGTGATGACCAAGATTGGACTGATGAATATAGACAAATGCGTGACCAAGCAACGCAACAACAATTATCTAATAAATATGGTCTAGCAGCACAACCTACATTTAGTGTTAATACACCTTATGATGCCGCATTAGACTACTATAAAGGTCTTAATAACCAATCAGCTTTAACATTTGATAAGGGCATACCTGGTGTGACTTCAGCGATATCTAATCTTACAGACCGTAAGAATGCATGGTTAGAAGGACATAAAGACCCATTTACTAAAGAAGCACCAGTAGGTTCTAAAGCTAATCCACAAAATGCATTTGCTGCTCCATCAACTACACAAGCAGATATGAGTAAAGTTATGGGTTCTGCTACTTATAATCCTGATGGCTCAAATAATCTTTCATCTAGTCTTTTAGGTGTTAATAATCCTAATCCAGTTGCAGCACCTAATGCTAACCCAGCTGCTCCTGCTAAAGACCCATTTGCTATAGCTCCAACTAGATTACCTGGTATTCCAAAACCACCAGGCATGGATGTTCCTGAAGCATTGACTCCTGAATTAGCACAAAAACAAACAGCAGAATTACAAAATCTATATGGTATTGACCCTGATTACTTTAAGAAAAAATCTGCAGCTAATAAAGAAACATTAGATAAAGAAGAAGCTACAAATAGAAACTTAGACGAAGCTAGCATATGGATGGCAGCGGCAAAAGGCATAGCAACACCTGGTAGAGGACGTTGGGTAGGAGCTACAGCTGATGCAATTCAAACTCCGTTAAAACAATATGCTGATGATATTAAATCTATTCATAAAGAACAAAGAACTGCAGCTGATGCGGCGGCTGATGCAGAATATAACTTAAAAATAGGTAATGTCAAAGAAGCTCAAAATCTAATTGAAAAACGAAATGAAGCTATTGATAAAGCTAAAAATACTAATGCATTAATTCAAAGTCAAAACTATTCAACACAAGTAAATTCAGCTACTCAATTAGCAACAAATGCTCTTACAAATAGTACAATGTTACAAGCTAAGAAATTAGAACTTGATCCTGAAAGACAAGGTGAGTTCCAACAATTCTCTGCATGGGCTAAAAATCAACCTAAATATCAAACAAAAGATTCACAAGGTAATCAAGCATTTGATCTTGTTAAAGCATTATCTGATTATAAAGAAATAGCTGGTAAGAAATCACTCAGTGAGCTGTATAATGATTACTCCGCTAAATTAAAAATTGCTGGTCAAGATCCTATGCCGCCTTCAGAATGGTTACAACAAATGTCATTATTTTCTGACGGTGCAAACGCTAATACAGGTTTTAAAGTAATTAGATCACAAGGGTAATTATGGACTACAAAGTTCAAGGACCTGATGGACAGATATATACAGTTCAAGGACCTGAGGGTGCTACTGATAATCAATTAATCTACCAAGTACAAAACTTTTTAGATCAAGAGAAAAAAGAAGCAGCAAAAAAAGCTTTAGAACACAAATCCAAAACTGGTTTCGTATCAGCTGTTGGCTCCGGCTTGCAACAAGCATTGGGTAGTGCTGAATCATGGGCAGGTAATCAATTTAATAATGAAGCTTTAGACAAAGCTGGTCTAGAGAATATTAAAGCTGGTCAAGCTAGATTTGAAGAAACAACTCCCGAAGACGTAGAAGATGCTAAACAAAAAGGTTTCTTTTCTGGTCTAGGCGCACAAGCAGAACGTCATGTATTAGAACCCGCTGGTCAATTTGTTGGTAACGTAGCTGCTCCTATTGCAGCTGGAGCTATTGCTGCCCCTATTGCTGGTGCATTACTTCCTGAAGAATTAGCTGGTGCTGGTGTACTTGGTACTGCTATGAAACTAAAGAATGCTATTGGTTTAGGTACTACTGCAGCTACTGAATTTCCTATCGCTACTGGCGAAAATATAAATTATCAAAAACAAGTTAATCCCGATTCTGCTCCTAGTTTAGTTCAAGCAAGTATTGCTGGTTTATTTCAGTCAGGTATGTTTGCTTTAGGTGCACCCGGTACCGGTCTATTAACTAAAACTCTTGGTCCTAAACTTCTTGTTGATGCTGAGAAGATGGTTCCTCTTATTAAAGACGCACCTGTTAGAGAAATAGGTCAAATGACTGCTGAAGAAGCAGTTCAGAAATTAACAGGTAAGGCAATGGAATACGCACAAAATACTGCCGTTGCTGCTGGTGCTGGCGCAAGTTATATGATATCCGATGAAGCTGCTAGACGACTACAAGCTGGACAAAGTGCAACAGATAAAGAAGCTATGGAGAACTATATTCATCTAGGTGCAACTGCGTTAGAGCTAGCACCAATCTTTGGTGGAATACATCACTTCACAAATAATGAACGTAGCCAAGCTATCAGCAAAATAGTAGAGGCAGGTAACCTAGATAAGTCTGAACGTGAACGCGTAATGAAGATGATGCAAGGTGACCCTAATAGACCTATTCAAGATATTCTTAATGATATTCATCGTCATACTGCAGATACTTTAGTAAAAACTGAATCAGAAAAAGAAAAAGCAAATAGAATTAAAGAAGCTCAAAATAATTTTAATGCTGCATGGGATGAACCATCAGGTCAATATACAAGTGACCCAGTAACAGGACATGAACGTGAACTTACTATGGGCGAAGTATTACAACGCGACCATCCTGAATTATATAAAGAACACGTAGAACCACTTAAAAAAGAATTACCTGAAGAAGGTCAACTAGAAATGTTTGGTCCTAAAGGTGAGCCTATCGAGTACCAACCCGGTGAACCTAGACCACCTAAACCTTTATTCCCAGAACAAGAACCTGTACAAGGTGAACTATTTCCTGAGCCTACAAAGGTAGTACCTGAAGTAGATAATACACCACCTAATATTATAACTAGAGATAAATTAAAAGCTTTAGGTATTGGTAGAACTGCTAAAATACTAGATAAATTACATGGTAAAGATATTAATAATCCAGAAGATTTAGCTTTAATACATGATGAATTACAAGATTATTTAGATGGTGATCGTAGTAAGGCATTACAAGAAAAGGTGGGTGCATTTAAAGATTCTTTACCGCAATTAAAAGAGGAAGAAAATGGAAGAGGAATACAAACGACTGACGGACAAAGAACTGGAATTAGTCTTCCTACATCTATCGAATCCGAAGAAGAACCCGCTACCGGAGGACCTACAGGACCTATCGAATCTGGAAATGATGGGACTCCACCTGTTTTACCAACAACTGATACTGGAACAAAAGGACTCAACTTTACACTAGAAACAGATAAAGCTAAAAAAGCTCTAGCTGCTGAACCACATGAAGAAACATGGGCAGCGATGAGTGATGTACCTTGGGAAGATTTACCTAAAGATTTACAAGATCAAGTTAAAACTGCTCATAAAGAAGGTTATTTAAATGCTAATACTATAGATGATATAGAGTTAGCTGCACGCAATCGTGAAATGGATACTAGACGAAAAGAAGCTGATGTATCTAAAATTCGTGATGCTTGGTTAAAAATGCGTGATAGTGGAGCAGTAGGAGTTCCTCATTGGGATGATCTACCAGAAATGTTTAGAAAAGAAATTATATCTAAAGCAGAAAAAGATGAAGATGGTAAATATACTATTCCAGTAGATACTGCTATGGATATTATTGATAAACAAGATAAACATATAAAAACATGGGTACACGATGCATGGAACCAATTAGGGTTAGAACCTTGGGATAATTTACCTAGTCGTATAAGAGACAAGATTGCAAATGTTAAAGCTAAATATGGTGAATTAAATAAAAATAATATTAAAGATGTTTTAAAAGATATACAAGATGCTTATAAAAAACGTGAAGGTCGTTTTACTGATAAACAAAAAGAATATGAAGAATGGTTAAATCGTCCTTATCAAATACCGGCAGATGATAGAAAAATTGTAGGTAGAAAAAATTTAAATTCATTGCAAGAATACACTAAAGGTGCACGTACTGTTGCTCAAGCACTATCAATGTTAAAAGATTATATAAATCGTTCTGAATGGTTAAAAGATAGAGACGCTGATTTTAAAAATATTAATAAAGATAGACTTAATCTTATAATAGATAAACTACTTTCAATCTCTAGTTTACAGCATGCACAATATCATGTATCTGATGAAATACGTAGATCACATAATGGCGGTACACCGGCAGGTACATATTTTGGCAATGAACATACAATAGTAATGTATCCAGATGGAAAGGTAAAAACTTTAATACATGAAGCTATTCATGCAGCTACAACAGAGGCTTTAGATCATCATATAGATAATTATAACTTTAGTAGTTCATGGCCTTTTAGAAAATTAGAACCTAAAGCTAAAACTCAATTAGGTAAAGACCTAATTAAAATATGGAAAGCTTCTAAAAAAGCCGCAAAAGAAAATGGTACATATCATTATGGTAATACTAATATACATGAGTTTATAGCTGAAGCATTTAGTAATAGAGAATTTATGGAACATTTACTTAATACACCTAGTGTTATTAAATCAAATGGGGCTAAATTATGGGATAATCTTAAAAATATAGTTAGAAAATTATTTAATATTCCAGAAGGTTCTAAAACACTATTTGATGATGTTATGAATCATTCTAGTGATATATTTGAAGGGTATACATTTGAGCATTATATAAG